AGAAAGTGGCCATTGGTCTCTGAGTCTTGTGATTCCTGCAGATACGATGACTACCCAATCATATTGTGTGCTACCATAAAGTTCTTGAGCAACTAATTCTGGTCTAGACCCATCTGGAATTTGATATTTGTCAAAGACAGTAAAAACATTTTGTAAGTCATCACGCAGTTTGACTCTACGGAAAAGATTTTTAACAAGCAGATACTGGTCAGATGAATTAGAATCTGATAAAAATGATTGATACTCTAAGTTTGGTAATTCCCTGAAATATGACATTAGTACCCTACTCCTTTGTCTGAATCTTTATAATCTTCGGCATAAATTGGCGACAGTTCTTGGAACTGTAGAGATAATTGCATATGAACTGGAGTTGCATCAGGATATGTTGCATATTGTGCAGATCCATTATAATTAACACTCATTTGTGTCAATGCACATGGTTTAAATTTATGTAAAAATGGATGTTCTTTTCCACCACTCATATACTCTAATTTAAAAACATTTGGTGCTGAAATAAAAAGACCACCTCCATCAACTCCAGGATTTCCTTTTTGAGGAGTCATATTTTTCTTTAGAGTTCTAATAATTGTTTTAATTCTATCAGATTCTGGTTTAGATCTTGGAACCATATCAAACGTAAAATTAAATGCTGGTCGCATTGTTACGCCACTAAAAAGAAGTTCTACATTTTCATTGAACACATTTCCAGTTGCTCTGGAAACGATTGAATTAATATTTCCTTGCCCTAACGCTGCTTGAATTGCAAGAGCAGATGCTCCTGCCGCAGCTCCTGCTTGACCTTCACCTGTGCTCATAGCACCACTGATATCTCCTCCAAATTTTTTAATAGACTCTAAAACCGAAGTAATTGGATTACTACTCATAATTGCATTAGATGCTGCAGCGCCAAGATTTGCTTCAATAGGATTCATTGTTCCAGATTGCCAATTTGCAGAATTACTATCTTGAATTGTTGCTGGCATTGGTAAAATAATCGTTGCCAAAGAATTTTTAATACTCCCACTCGACTGTAATGCGTCTTCAGTGGTTCCTAGTGCAAATCCTCCAGTTAAATTTAAACTAGGTGCTTTATATTCTAATACTTGTATTTTAAAGTAATCGTCTTGAGAACCAATATTTTTTATAGGATATCTTAATAGTTCTGCCATTTACTTTTTTTTAATTATTTATTGTCAATTTCTAATAAATTTGGCGTAAGGAACTGACTTTAAAGTATTGAATTCTTGAACAGTTAATTCATATAATCCACTAACTAATCTATCACCATCTACAGTATTATATTGTCTTATTTTTCCCCAGTGGTAGTTAAATGCTCTAAATCCTTTTGGTAACATATCTCCAGCAATAATCAATGGGTGACGATCATAGGTTATTTTTGGAGTTGTAGCATAGTAAATATAAGTGTAGTATTTACCAGGAACTGGAGCAGTTCTTTGAGTATCTTTCGCAATGGATAAAATTTCATCCATCAATTCTTCTGGTTTTTCATTTCCAAATAACGATTCTTTAAATTTTAAAAATCTATTTCCAGTGTTTAATCTCCCTGTTAAATTTTCAAAATTTGGATTAGACCTTCTGTAGTCACGATCATTTTGAATTAAACTGATTAATTGCGATTTATTTAATCGTTTATATCCATCAATTCTACCTTGCCCAGTTGCTGTAGTATAATAGATACTATACTTTTCAGCAATTTGAACCAATTCTTCTTTTGAATAATCTTCTAGTTTCTTTTCGTATCCAGTAAGTGCCATTACTTAATCCTTAATTCATGCTCGGTGATTACTTTAAACTCATAACCATGATCAGCACACCATTCTCTTGCAGCTTCCCACTTTGATTGATTTTTAGCATACTCATAAACCTCAGCAATATATCTTTTAGTTTGTCTTTGAGGTTTTGGTGGAGGGACAGTTTGCTTTGATGGTTTAATCTCAATCATATATTTTTTGATACTTCCATCAGACTCTTTAACCTTGATAAGAAAGTCTGGAAAGTAACGATGAATTTTTCCGTCCAATGGGGATTTGTAGGGAATCGCTTTTTCTTCAGATTGCCATTCAATTATATTTTCATTTAAGTCACAGTAAACGCAAAATTTTCTTTCCCATAAGGATCGGTAAATTATATTTGTTGGATCACCTTTATATTTTTTTGGATATGATGGTTTAAATTTTCCTTTATATGACATCTAAATACTTACAACAAGAAACTCATAATAGGTATTTAGAGTGGCAATACCCCGCAGAATATCAGACATAAAACCATTATTTACCAATCTTGCACAAACTTCCCATTATGAGGTAAAATTTGGCGGACTTCCTGGACAATTAATAAATTACTTAAAGAATAGAGGAGTAACTGAAAGATTTATTTCTGAAGATGCAGGACTTCTGTGCCACAATGCAGTACTTCCAACAACTCAACTTGCTACTGTAAATGTTGATGGAAATTATATTGGTATTACTGAAACATTTGCTCACAGAAGAATCTATCAAGATATAAGTCTTGAGTTTTATGTTGATAATAATTATAACACTTTAAAATTTTTAGAGCACTGGATGGAATTTATTGCAAGCGGTTCATCCAACCCAATTGATGGAAACAATTTACCAATTAGTAATAATGTTGATGAAGGATATTTTATAAGAATGCAATATCCACAATACTATAAATCAAATAAAACAAGAATTATTAAATTTGATCGTGATTATCGAAGAGAAGTGGAATATACTTTTATAGGTCTTTATCCTTACAACATTGCATCAATTCCTGTTTCTTATGGGCAGTCTGATGTTCTAAAAATGCAGGTGACATTTAAAATTGATCGATATATAATTGGTAAATCTTACAGTGTGAATTATAATAGAAATAATGATAACAATAAACTTTCATCTCAACCTCAACCACTACCAGTTTCTCAACCAAAACCAAGATTAGTTCCAAGATCTCCAGGATCTATACCTTCTAATGGTGTAGAATTATTTCCTGCTGGTCAAACTTTGGCAGAATCTCTTTATGGGACTCAAAACAACAGATAAATAGTTTGATCATATTTGTAGTTGAAAATGTCATTACCTAAAATTGCGACTCCTTCTTATTCTTTAGAAATTCCATCTCTCAAAAAAGAAATCAAATACCGTCCTTTTCTTGTAAAAGAAGAAAAAATCCTTATTATTGCAATGGAGAGTGAAGATCCAAAGCAAATTGCAAATGCTGTTAAGACTGTAATTAATAATTGCATTTTAACAAAAGGAATTAAAGTTGAAGAACTTGCAACTTTTGATATTGAATATTTGTTTCTCAATATTCGTGGAAAATCTGTTGGAGAAACGGTTGATGTTTTAATCACTTGTCCTGATGATGGGCAGACTCAAGTTCCTGTAAGTATTAATCTTGATGATATTGAGATTACTATTGATAAAAATCATTCAAAAGATATTAAACTTGATGACAATTTAACTTTAAGAATGAAGTATCCATCAATGAATGAGTTTATTAAATCTAATTTTGGAAATGAGTTTAATATGAGTGTCGATGATACATTCAATCTTATTGTTTCTTGTATGGAACAAGTATATAATGAAGAAGAATCGTGGGCTGCTTCTGATTGTACTAAAAAAGAATTGGGAGAATTTATTGAACAATTAAGTTCAAAGCAGTTTAAAGAAGTTGAAAACTTCTTTACGACTATGCCTAAACTTTCTCATACTCTTAAAATAAAAAATCCAAACACAAAAGTTGAAAGTGAAGTATTATTGGAAGGGTTATCAAGTTTTTTCGCCTAGGAATGGCTCATGAAAATCTTGAGTCCTATTACAAGACAAATTTTTCTTTGGTTCAGCATCATAAATATTCATTGACAGAGATAGAAAATATGATACCTTGGGAGCGAGAAATTTATATTGCTCTTCTCAAACAATATATTGAAGAAGAAAACTTAAAGAACAGTACAAATGGCTGAATTGGATCCCGAAAAAGTTGGTAGATCTGGCGTTGATCCAGTTACGGGATCTATTTTGTCTTCTGAAGTAAGAAATGCACTTTTAAAGAAGTCAACAATTGATGCATCTGTATTTCAAAATATTGAAAACAGAAGGGCACAAACAGACGCACAAAACGCAGAATTATCTAAAGGACAAAATGAAGCTTTTTTAGGATTTAATTCAACTCTTCAAGCGATAAGAGCAGATATTGTAAAATTAGGAACAGGTCTTTCTGGAATTTCACTTCTTCTTCAACAAGATGCGTTGGAAGATCAGAATAAAATTAAAGTAGAACAGGAAAAGGAAAGATTACTTGCAGAAAGACAAATAAGAATTGGAAAAGAAAGTGCAATAGAACAAAAAATTCAAAATGCAGTTGCTGAACCTGTACAACGATTAGTTCCAAAAGTAAACGATATTTTTGGAAGAATAGGTACTGCTTTAGGAATTTTATTTGGTGGTTGGTTAACTAAACAAGTTGTAGATGCAATAAAGGCATCTGAAGAAGGCAATACAAAATTATTCAATGAAAT